TGAATGCTATTGAAGGGTATTCTGAAACAATAGAACAAAAAAAATGACAAAATTTAACGACACGGCAGCCGATAGTAGCAGCATAATTTCAGTAGTGAGTGCCTTTGCATCCATTAGCACAACGGCACAACCTATTATTTCGGCATTGGCTGGATTAGTGGCAATTATTTCGGGGTTATTTGCCATCCGTTATTACATAAAAAAAACAAACAAGTTATGAAAATATTTGAAATCTTCAAAGGTGATAAAGGCGAATTTAGCTCAAAGCGATTAATCGGCATTGTCGGTGGTTTAGCTTTAATTGGGGCTATGGTTTACCACAACACCGATAAACTAATTGAAAGCGTGGAATGGGTTGTTATTCTAACATTAGGATTCACAAGCGTAGATAAATTTGGAAACAATGGAAAACAATAAGTTCGCACTTGACCGACTTTCTTTTGCTGGTATTTCTTTGCCTACATTTAAGGAAAATAAAACAAAGGGTTACACAACTTTTGGTGAGGATAACTTATACCCTCAAAAATTGATTGATTTATACAACAAAAGCCCTAAACATAACGCTATTGTCAACCAAAAATCATCTTATATTGCTGGTGAATCATTCGAAATTTATGCAGATGACACTTTAAACAAGGCAAAAGCATTTGACAAGTTAAGAAATATTAACGCTTTTGAAGATTATGAGTCTTTCAATACTAAGATTTCACAAGATTTTGAACTATTTGATGGCTATTATATTGAAGTTATTTGGAATAAAGCCAAAACTGAGATTGCAGAATTGTATCATTTACCATTTCAGAATGTTAGATTAGGCAAAGATTGTGCCTATTACTCAGAAGATTGGTCAAATAGCCGTGAAGCCGTAGTTGAATATCCATTGTTTAACCCTACAACAAGGGAAAATAAACAAGTATATGCATTTAAAATGTATCGTGCCGGTCAAGGGAAATACCCTTTGCCATCTTATATAGGTGCTTTAAAGTATATAGAGATTGACGTTGAGATAGGTAACTACTATTTGAGTAATATCAAAAACGGATTTTTTGCACAGACAGTAATTCAAATGTTTAAGGGTCAACCAACGCCTGAAGAAATGAGAATTGCTAAACGTCGTTTTAAAAAGAACTATCAAGGTGCAGAAGCTGAAGAAAGTGGTGGGTTAATCATTATGTATAATGAGCAGAACGAAAAACCCGCAGAAATTACCAACTTACAACCGTCTGACTTTGACAAACAATTTCAACAGTTAAACGACCAAGTACAAGAAGAAATCTTTGTCGGTCATAGAGTAAGTACACCCGTTATTTTTGGAATTGCAACACCTGGAACATTAGGGCAACGTAACGAGATTATCGAAGGTTACGAGTTATTCCAAACGTCTTATATTGAACCACGCCAAAAAATAAAGGATTCGTCTTTTAATGTGGTGTTTCAATATATGGCTGACGCTAAAATAAAAACTACTAACAAGCCACCAATTGGTCAGGATTATATTTTACTATTTGAAAAAGGTATTCTTGACAAAAATGAAGTTCGCAAAGAATTAGGTTTTGCCATTGTAGAAGAAGTTGCAATGTCTAAAAAGCAAAGCAACGACGATGTTTTAAAAATGTTTAGCGAATGTGGTGTATCAAAAAACGATTATGAAGTTTGTAAGTTTGAATTTGCAAGTGCAAGTCAAACTGCTATTTTGCAGATATTAAATGCAAACGAAGGCATCACAGTAGGCGAAATCGCAAAGTACGTTAACATCGACGCCCAAAAGGTAATGGATGCAATCACTCAAATGATTGACGATGGCTTAATTAATTCAGACAATGGCAAACTTTCAACTTCACAAAAAGGCACACGTGAACTTAGTAAAAGTGTAGACACTCAAATAGAGTTAAGATATGAGTACGGATTAGATGCTGCCTTTACTGGTGAACCTGAATTGATAGATACAAGCCGTGATTTTTGCCGTCAATTGATAGGGTTAAATAGATACTACACACGCACAGAAATTGACACGATTTCAAGCCGTGTTGATAGAGATGTGTGGAAAGAAAGAGGTGGGTGGTACACTATACCTGACACCGACGTACATATTAACCATTGCCGTCACGCTTGGAATAGTAAATTAGTAAGGAAAAAATTATGACAAATTTTGTTTATTTAATATCGACTACTTATCTAAAAGATAATAGCCCCATCAATGAAAACGTTGATGATAAATTGCTCAAATCTGCTATCAAAGAATCACAAGAAATTTATATTCGTGATATAATTGGTAGTGGGTTGTATAACGAGTTGCAAACTCAAGCGTTTGCTGGTACATTGTCGGCTAATAATACGAACCTTTTAGACACTTATATTGCACCTTGTTTAAAGTACTACACATTAACCGAATCAATGCTTCCTATGACGTTTAAAATGCTAAATAAAAGCGTTGCAAGTCGTAATAGCGAGAACGCTACACCAGTTACTATTGATGAAATGACAATGATTGAACGTAGGTATAGAGACAAAGCCGAGTACTATGCAAATAGACTGCGTGATTATTTACTTGCGAATACCAATATATTTCCATTATTTTTGAATAGTGGTTCAACAAGTGATACCATTTTTCCTCAGGACGTACAAGTTTTTGGAGGAATTTATTTACCAAACAATGACTGCGACGAAAGATATTATTTCATCCGACCTTAAAGGCAAGGTTAGACAAAAAAACGAAGCCAAACTTTTAAAATTTATCAATGACTCTAAACCAAATAATTCAGCAAGTCCAAACGGCAGCAGAAAGTCACCAACAAGTAAATAACTTTTTTTGTGGTGAAAATGCAATGGCAGAAGAAGAAGTAAAATTCTATCCTTTAGTTTGGTTAGTGCCTAACGGGTTTGACTTTGATAGCGAAGGCAAAACGGTGACCTATCAATTTTTGATGCTTGTTATTGACCGACATTTTGAAAGTCAATCCAACTTGATAGAAATTTTATCGGACACGGCTTTAATTTTACAAGACATTATAACATTACTAAAAAGAAATTCATATGAAGAAGCCATTGGATGGTCAACAAACGCAAAAGCAGAACCATTCATCGACGGCAAAACTGACGTCATTGCTGGTTATGGTCTTGAAATTAGTTGTGTTGTGCCTTATCTTGAAAGCTATTGCGACATTCCTTTGTGATGTGGATGGTAGTTCTAATATTCCCAATAGGATTATTGATACTGCTTACAAGGTGGAGTACAAAGAGAAAATCAAAATCATTAATAAAGAAAAAATCAAAATAGAAAAAAGATATGACACGTTATTTATGTATTTTCTTGATAGTCCTTACTCAACAAAACTACTCGATAGCACAATCAATTTGCATCGACAGCTCGACAGTCAAGAACGCCAATCTTTATCTAATTAAAGGTGCAAAAGCTCGTGAATTAAACTTGTTATATCAAAAGCGAATAGCAACAGATAGCACTTTAATTGAATTACAAGATAGTTTAATAAGCGATTTGGAATTTGTGATTTGCGAGATTGACCAAGAACAAAAATCTTTAAAAAAATACTCAATTTATGCCACTATTTATTCTATAATAGTGACGTTATTTTTATTCTAATGAACAACAACGTACACATTTTTTTAGTACCTTTTGAGCAAAGAAAGGTATTATTGTTATCGGACTTACATTGGGATAACCCTAAATGTGATAGAGTTTTACTTAAAAAACATTTAGACTTAGCACTTAAAGGTGGTAACGATGTGCTATTAAATGGCGATACTTTTTGCTTGATGCAAGGTGCATATGACCCTCGTAAATCAAAAGCCGACATTCTCCCTGAACACAATGTAAATAGTTACTTAGATGCCGTTGTAAACGATGCAATTGAATGGTTTAAACCATATGCAAAGATTATTAAAGTTATTGGTTATGGTAATCACGAAACTAACATAATTAAAAGACAAGAAACGGACGTAATACAACGCTTTGTTTTTGGGTTAAATCGTGAGTGTGGAACTGAAATACAAGCTGGTGGTTATGGTGGTTGGATTGTTTATCAATTTAAAGACCAAACAATAAGAAAAACATTTAAGATAAAATATTTTCACGGGTCAGGTGGTGGTGGACCAGTTACAAGGGGGGTTATTCAATTTAATCGAATGTCAAGTTTTATTGATGGTGCAGATATGATTTGGATGGGACACGTACACGAATGTAACGAAGTAATTTATACAAGTGAGTTTTTAAATAAAAGTCACGGAATTGAATTACGAAATATTTTGATGGTTCGTACGGCAACCTATAAAGAGGAATATAATAATGGCTTAGGTGGTTGGCACGTTGAACGTGGTGCAACACCAAAACCATTGGGTGGTCGATGGTTAGATATGACCCCTGAACGTTTAATAAAAAATAAATTAGAAAAAGTAATAATTAACGCAATGACATACAGAATATGAGCAACATAAACCCACTACACTACAAAGGCGAAATAGAATGTATTGACGCTATTAAAAGTACTATGAGTCAAGAATCATTTAAGGGCTATTTAAAGGGCAATATAATGAAGTATATTTGGAGATATGAACGCAAAAACGGACACGAAGATTTACTAAAGGCACAATGGTATTTAAACAAACTTATCAATGAAACTAAAACAAATAATCTTTAACGACTACTACAAAGAAGTAGCCCCAAAAAAACAAATATACTTGCATCACACGGCGGGTACTGGCAACGGCGATAATGTTTTTGCAATTTGGGAAAATGACAAAATCGGCAAAATTGGTACGTGTGTAGTTATTGGACGTGATGGTACAATTTTTCAGGGCTTCAAATCTGAACATTGGGCTTATCACTTAGGGCTAACAAGCGCACCATTTAAAGCAAATAAGATTCCTTTTACTAATTTAGATAAGATTTCTATCGGTATAGAGATTGTAAATTGGGGTTACTTGGTAAAAAAAGGAGATAAATTTTATAGTTACGTAAATTCAGAAGTACCAATTGACCAAGTGTGCGAACTTGCAACGCCTTACAAAGGTCAAAAGTATTGGCAAAACTACACAGATGAACAAATACAATCGGTTGTGGACTTGTTAAAACTTTGGAAGGATAAGTACGGAATAGATTTAACTTATAACGCAGATATTTGGGATGTAACAACAAGGGCTTTAAAAGGCGAAAATGGCGTATTTACACATAATAGTGTACGAAAAGACAAAGCCGATGTATATCCACACCCTAAACTTATTGAAGCCTTAAAGACGTTATGAAGCAAGTTGATTTATCTGACATTGGCGTAAAGAAATCATTATTTGATGACTTAAAAACCCCT